AACTGGTTCTCTCGGTGGATTACCAACGGTCAATGAAGGTGTATGGAATATTGGATCGGCTACAAATAAACTTGTTATTAGTAAAACCTATGGTACTTCCAAGTATGAGACTGGTTTATTTGAGTTAAGTCTTTTTGATTACTTTATCAGTGCAGAAACTGGTATTGTTGGTAAAATTACTAAGATTAATCCATATAGAGATCCACAAACTAATCAAGTTGTTGGTACATTGAATATTAGTACAGGATCTACATTCTTTGGTGTAATCTTTGAAAGATTACCATTACCACAGAACCCAAATACGATTGTTGATGATATCAGTAAAACAATTATTGGGGCATCTAAACCAGATGATTATGAAATCTTTACTAACCAGAACTTCCCATTATCCGAGTTTGCTCAAAATATTAATCTAGTATATGATAATGCTACTGGATCTTGGACTGCGGGTGATTATATTAGAAATACTAAAATTAAATACGTTAATGCTGCTCCACCAGAGAATCAAAGAGGATATGATGCTAAGAAACTTATTCAATTAAACAAAGCAGCAATTATTGCTCAAGTTATTGATGATATTGAAACAGAGTATCCAGATTTTGATTTCCCAAATAACAGCACATTAAAGTGTGAGAGAGATCTTGGATATATTATCGATGCAGTATGTAATGATATTATTTCAAATGGAAATGCAAATATTGTGATTGCAACTAAGAGATATTTTGAAGGAAATAACGTTGTATTCTTAACTGATGAAGAGGAACAGTCAATCTTTGCTTTTGAAAAGGCACGAGATTACATGCAGGATGCTATTACTAATACATTAACTATTCCTGGAGCACAACAAGATTTAACAATTATTGCAGATCCAGCTACTGGAAGCAATACAAATGCAAACTCTTGTGCAAACATTCAATCACAAATTGCTACATTAATTGGAATCTTAACTACATGCTTAACTGATGAAAATCTTAATTCTTTAGATAATATTGCTATTACTGATGGTGCATTCACTGTCGGTGAAAGTCTTTCATCAAGAAAAATTGTATATAAGAACAAATCTACTGGTACATTCTTCCCAGACTATGTAATTAAAGGTGTAACTAGCGGTGCTACTGCTAATATTATTGGTGTTAATTCGGCAAATGCATATCTCTATGTTGAACCACCTACTGGAACATTCCAAAGTGGTGAAAAACTTGTTAATTTAGATATCGTAAATACTGGTACACCACAAGTAAGATTGGCATCTAGACCTGAGTTTAGATTCTTAGATGCTGCTGATAGAATTGCAGCAAATAGAGAACTAATCAAAGAAGAAGTAATTGGATATATTGCTAAGACATATCCAGATTTCTATTATCCAAAATCACCTTCACAATCATATCGTTATAAGGATGCTGCAAATCTCATCCGTGCAAATATTGACAATTTGGTTACAACTGCATATAACGCATTAAATACACAATATCCAGCACCTGGATTTGTCAACCCAAATCCAACAAAGTGTAAGAGAGATTTGAGATACATTGCATTAGCATGTGCTCAAGACTTATATGATGGTGGTAATAAGTGGATGAGAATGTCAACTCTTTATTACTTTGATAGTAATGGACTGACATCAAATGGTTTGGATGGTGAGCAAACACAATCTGTTTATGCATTTAATCAATTAAAAGGTCAGATCAAACAAGCAATTACCAACCAACTTAGTGTTAAAGATTTGACATTAACTGCAGATCCAAATCCAGCATCTGGTACGGTATCTAACACAAACCCAGCATCCTGTACAAATGTTCAAAACACAGTTGATACTTTATTTGCTATTTTAACAACTGCTATTACAAGTGGAAGTACTGCTGGTGTTCCTGAATTAAACAGTGGTGATTTCTCACCTGGGGAAACTACATGTAAGAGAGACTTGGATTATATTCTTGATGGATTTATCTATGATCTACAGTATGGTGGTAATTCAGCAACAGTAAATAATGGTGATTTCTATGTTGATGGAAATGGTAATCTTCAGTATATCTTAGGTGAAGAATCCGAATCTAGAACGGCATTCAAATATACTAGAGATCTTTGTATTGCTGCAATGAGAAACTTTACAGTTACTTTACCAAGTACTGTTAGAACTGCATCAACAACATTGACTGTAACTTCAACGATTGGTCTAGTTGAGGGTATGGATATTACTGGTACAGGATTTTCATCAGATACTAAGATTGTTTCTATTACGAATGATACAACTTTAGTTATGAATCAATTACCAGCATCTGCAGGGACTGGTAATGCTACATTTACATTAAATTATCCAAAATATACTATTCTTACACCTTCAAATGATACCACTCTAACTGTAGATTCCAGCAGTCCACAATGTGCAAACGTTGCATCTGCAATTAATACATTGTGGCAGACTCTAGATGATATCATTTCAACTAAAGTTGTACCAACTCCAACTACACCAGCATTTAATTGTAAGTTTGGAACTGCAGCAGCGGCATTTGGTGTAAGTAACTCTGGAACTAATAATATTAAAATTAATAATCCAGAGAAATTTAAAATTGGAACTAATCCATTTACAATTGAAATGTGGTTATATAGAACTACAATTGGAACATCTCAAACAATCTTTGATATGAGAACGTCAGCGACTGCTGCCCTTGTCCCTGTCATTAGCATTAATTCTCTAAATCAAGTTGTTTATTCCGCAAATAATTTGACTAGAATCACATCAAATGATACTATTGGTGCTAATACTTGGACACATCTGGCAATTGTTAGAAGTGGACTAACCACTAAGATGTATATTAATGGTGTTGCTCAGACCCAAACATTTGCCGATAGTTTAAATTACATTGGAAATACTCTAAGAATTGGTTCGACTTGGCAAGATAATGCTGGATATCGTGGATTAATGGATGAATTTAGGTTCTCATTAACCGCTAGATATACTGCAAACTTTACTCCAGCAACAGAGGCATTTGAAGATGATCCTGGTGACATGCTTCTATTCCACTTTGATGGTGTTAATGGAACTACCAATATTGTTCCAGAGTCATATGTTGAAGCATACTATGATTCAACCAGAACTTCTGTTGCTGTTATTGGTCAAATTGATCCGCTAGATAAAGTTTTAACAGTTGAAGTTATTGATGGATCTAGACAAGAATATAGAGAAGCAGCAGAATACATTAGAAAGAACAAAGCACTAATCATTGATGAAATGATTGGTAGACTTAAGATGAAGTATCCAGAATTAGTTATGCCTGGAGATAGTGCAACTAGCGAAACTGGAACTAATTTCTGTGCTAGAGACTCTGGATATATTATGGATGCAATTATTAATGATTTAATAGAAGGTGGAAATTATGATACTGTTTACACTGCGAGATATTATCTAGAGAAGTCTGGTGCATTGAAGTTTATTCAAGGTGAATTACTTCAGTCGGTATATGCATATGTTGAACTTGGTAAAATTACAAATCAAATTTTAACTAATACATTTACAGCACAACACTCTACTATTATTAATGTTCCAGTACAAACAGCATTTAGTGTTAATGTAACAAATGAAGTTACATCTTTATGCAATACAATTGCTGATATCCTTGCTCCTACTGGAAATAGATTCCGTGATGCTTCTAATTTATTGTATTTTAACAAAGACTTCATTGCAGAGGAAGTTGCAGAATCACTTGAAGCATACTTTAAGTGGACTTCACCTGGTGGTATTGTATATGATGTATTCACTAATCCCAATACAGCAAAATGTATTAGAGATATGTCAGATTATATCATTCCAGCAATGATTACAGATTTACTCACAGGTGGTAATAATGCAACTATCGAATCATTCAAATATTATATTGATTCTAATACAAATATTCTATACATTGAAGATGAATTATTAGCAATGTATAGGGCATTAGAGTATGCAAAACCTATTGCACAAAAAGCAGTTAATAATCTTTTATATGCTAAAAATACAACTAATGCCCCAACAGGTGCGTATACAGCGATTTATACAAATATAACACCATATAGAGATTTAACTATCCTATCTGATGGTGCAAGCAATCAAAATCAAAATGGTTGTGCAAATGTCACTTCTGCAATATCAACGCTGTTTGATCTGATGTTAAACATCATTGCTGAAGAATCTTCACAGTATTCATCTTCAAATAGAAGAAACGCTGCTAAACTAATTCTATTCAATAAGAGTTACATTGTAAATGAGGCATATAATGATACCAAAGCAGCGTATCCATTATATCCTGGAAATGTTAATTTTGGTGTTGATATTGTAAATGATATGTTATATGATTTGGTTACCAACGGTAACGCAAAAGCATACGCTAGATGTTTAAGTTGGTTGGATGCATTCTATAATTTTATTGCATTTAGTGGATATAATCCCGTTCAATTAAAGTATCATTTAGATAGAATTAAATATTGGACAAATAAGGCAATTGCCCAAACATTGAATCTAGTTGGTCCAACAACAAATCAACCAAGATATACTGAATTAACTTTAAGTATTGGTGCTACAACAAATTATGTTGATACATTAATTGATTTGTACAAATCAATTATTACAACCCCTTCATCAATTACAAGTCAGACAAGAGATCCTGGAATTGAAATTCCATCAATTACATATGCATCTAGAACTCTTCCTGTTCCATATTCAATTGGAATGGAACCTTCAGCGTTTATTTATGGTTCAACAAGTACAACCCATGCTGAAGTATCTGAGATTATATACAATAAATTCCAAATTAGAAAAATTTATAAGAGAATAGGAATTGAATTTGATCCAGAGGTTCAGAATCCACCTATGTTTGTGGAATATGAAACTATCACAACAGGTACAGGTGATACCGCAATTGTATATCAAACTGATGGTGAAACTTACATTGATATTATTGATATCACTGGAACATTTAGTATTGGTGAATTTATTAGTGGTGATGTGTCTTTAGCTGAAGCTACAATTACATCAGTTGATGATAGATTATCACTTAAGCAGATGATGGGATCTTTTGGTGTCGATGATGAAATTTATTCCCAGACAAGTAATACGTCAGCTACAATTACTGAATGGAACTATAATAGTGGAGCAATTCTAGATAACACAGTAGGTAAATTAACTTTAGATACCGAAACTGTTTCTGGAGAATTCCGTAGAAGTGATTATGTATACTCATCAGAATCTGAATATATCGTAACCTGTTTTGATCCTCAGGGATTCAGAACTCCATTAATTGGTGAATATATTAAAGGTTCTACTGTGACTTTAATTAATGTCAATACTGCTGCTATTGTAACAACTGGTGGACAAAATATATCATTCGATCAAGGTGATAAATTAGATGTAATTGTCAATAACTTACCAACAGGACAATATGCAACTGTGATCAATTACGATCCAGATACTGGTGTTATGTATGTTGGTAATAAAACTTCTAATTTTGATTCAGCAGCACAAAGTGGAAGTAGCACTATTGGTGTATTCCAATCTGGAACATTACAACCAAAGATTTACTCACAAGCACTTTCTGTAGTTACAACATCGTCTAATCCATCTGGAAGAATTACTAGAATTGATCAATCTGGAACCATTTATAAAATTTGGTTAACTGAAGTTGAGGGAACTTTCTTACCTAATCAACAGATTCTTGCCTCTGAAGGATTTAAATTAATCTCATTAACAGTTGGTGAGGTTGTAGCAAGAGCAAATAGATATGCTAGAGGATTTGATGGTTCATTAACATCATTTAAGTTAACCACTAATTCAGCAGCATATTTCCCAGATAGTGATGGTCATTTATTGGTATTTGTAAATGGTATCTTACAACCACCTGGTGCTGATTATGCTTATACCGTATTTGCAGATAATATTCAATTTACTGAAGCTCCAGCCGCTGGATCTACTTTCCATGCATACTATGTTGGTAAATTAAGATTACTAGATGATATTTCTTTTGACTTTGATTCATTAAGAAGTTCATTTAACTTAAAACTAAGTGGAACTTTCTATTCATTAACAATTACTCAAGGTTCTCAATCTAGTGTTATTTTACCTGAAAATAATATTATTGTTGCAGTAAATGGTGTTTTACAGGAACCTGGAATCGGATTTAAACTGATTGGTTCAAGAATTACTTTCTCAGAAATCCCCAGAGCTGGATCATCATTTGTTGCTTTCTCATACGTTGGATCTGATGCAGACGTTGTTTCTGCCACTGTTGTACCACCTATTGAAATTGGAGATGAATTATTCATTGAGGGTGAAGAATCCAATCGTACAGTTGCTGTTATTGAATCAGCAAACTCTTTGGTAACCTACGAATATTCTGGATCAGTTAAGGGTAGAAATGGATCTGCTGTTGCTGAAATTAAATCAGGAAGAATTGATAGTGCTTTGGTTACTTCTCCTGGTTCTGGATATACTGCAAGACCAACAGTAGATATCCTTTCACCTACTGGATTTGATGGACAAATTTTAGCAAGAGTTGGTGTTTATAGGGTTGATATTGCTAATCCTGGAAGTGGATATGTTTATCCATCTGTAGAGGTAAGTAATGTTGTTCCAGACCTTCCATCTGGATTTAATCCACAACTTGACAGTAGTGAAGCAACTATGGATAACACTCAACTAAGTTGGGATCAAACATAAATACTAAAGGAAAAAGAATCGGTCAGATGGCAAAACAGTCTTTAAATATTGGTACAACACCAAATGATGGAACTGGTGATAGTTTGAGATTTGGTGCATCAAAACTCAATGCTATGGTTGATGAACTTTATGCTGGATTAGGTAATGGTACAGCATTACAAATTGAAATTGATGATGTTACTTCTGGTAAAATTTTAAAATCAAATGGTCAAAAGTATATTCCTTCTGTACTTAGTTATAATGAACTAACCAACCTACCAAGTATTCCTCAAGCACAAGTTGCATCTGATTGGAATGCAACTACTGGTATTGCTGCTATTTTAAATAAACCATCTTTAGCAGGTGTTGCAACATCAGGAAATTCTAATGATTTAAACTGGGCAGTTTATAACGATCTTCCAAACTTACCCACAGCGAGCACCAAAAATGGAATGATTGCTAAGGTAACTTCTACTGGAAGATTATATTATTCTCATAACAGTGCTTGGAAAAGAATTGCTGATTATGATGAGTTATCTCAACAATTAGTAGGTCTATCATCAAGAACAACTGTATCAACAACAACTGTCCAACTCGGTGATGGAGCTTCTGGGTATGCTGAAGTTACTGGATTTAAATCCTATTCATTATTAAAAGTTCAAACTAATGTTGCTGCATGGGTAACTTTATATACTGACTCTAATAGTAGAGCATCTGATTATACAAGATCAGAAGACGAAGATCCACTTAATGGATCTGGAGTTATTGCTGAGGTTATTACGTCTGGAGCACAGACTCAACTTATGACTCCCGCTGTTTTTGGTTTCAATAATGACTCAACTCCAGGATCAAATATTTACCTAAAAGTAGTTAAT